GGCACCGCCTTTGCCGCTCAAATGCACGTTGATCTTGAAGCCATGATCGTGCCAGGCGCTGCCATAACCCATCCAGCGAGCCATGTCTGCATGGTATTCAAATTCAAGTATGCTGCGTTCAACAATTTCGTCGCTTTCGCTGGCCAGTACACAGAATTGTCCAGGATGAAAGCTAAGGCGTACACCCAATCTACGAGCAGCTTCACCTACGGGTGCAAAGATTCGTTCGCAATGCGCCTGCACATCAGCTTGAGACCAGAACGGGATCCAGTCTTCGTGAGTGTAGCCTTGCAGCATTTCTGAGCCCAAGCGGACCATTCTGCGACTTTCGGGCAAAGTGGCCACACGCTCAACCATGAGCAAGGCTGCACGAGCATTGTGGTTCATAATGTCCCACTGTCGCTGTTCAGCCTCACTCTTGTGCTCACGTAGCCAGCGCATGGTGGTTGATCTGCCGTTTAGTTCACGGTCCACGCTGCTGGGTTTGAGACCTCCCATTTCTGAAGGGTCATTGATCCATTTGCAGCAAAAGCCAATACGTGGTGTAGTCATGCTTGTATTATACAATAAATCCATTAAATGGTCAAGTTATTTTTAAGCAGCATAAATAATCAAAAGGAGTTTTTTATGTGGATATCTAGCGTTACTACTGACTTTGCTGCATTGCATGCATTGCCAAATTTTGAAGAGATTGTGTCTTCGCTCAATGCTAAAAAAAATGAGCTCAGACAAGACGAAACTGACGGACATTCAGTTCCGGGTGGACCTAAGGCACCCGAAACTTTGGAAGAAATGTTAACTGTGCCAGTCGGAACTGTGTTCAAAAGACAATGGAAAGCCGAGGCCTCGGCTGTGGCATTTGCTGGGTTTCTGAATACCTTGCACGGATGCTTTGTTGCCACAGCAGAAGAACAAGTTTAACCTCGGTTCAAATCCAAGGTAACACAATGAAAGCCGCCACCCAGTGTGCGGCTTTGTGTTAACTCCAGCGGGATTGGCTCAAATCCTTTTGAGCACAAGGTGTCCATTAGTCTGGGTTGTTTGGCATCCATGATGATATTTTTTCCATCAATGCTCAGCATATTCAATGCAATCCATTTTGATGCGTAAGGGTATTGATAGAACTGTTGTTCGTTGACCTGATCGATCGAAATAATTTCCCAATCTTTAAACACTTTTGGCATAGTGTCCTTGGTCACTCTGGCACCATTGACCAGTACAGTGCCTTCTCGTAATGGCACAATTGTAGAATCAATATGCACGCCTGCATAAAAATTGCACAGCTCAATGTTTACATCCGGAAACACTGAACATAACCAATCATATGCTTTTCTATTACCTGAACTAGATTCTAAAAACAACATGTTCTTGGGGCCAAGGCGGCACACATTTGCAGCGTCAAGAATCATACCTTGATCCCTTGGCATAGTATGATAGTGTGCGGCCTCAGCCAACATGTCGTGATAGCATTGTAGTTCCATGTCACGGCAAGGGTACATCATGGCTGGATCAATAATAGTATCTCCGTGTACAATGAGTCGATCTCGTGGACAGTAGTTGTACATACCATCATGTACTTGAAAGTTAAGTTGCCCTGGGCGCAATACTTCAACTCCAAACGAAGTTAGCACCGATGCTAGCTTGTCTAGGTCTCGGTTGGCGTGATCAATGATCCAGTCTGGCACTGGGCCGCTGGGGACTGGTGTTTCTTTCCATAATGTTTTTTCGCTCTCCAGGCCGAATACTGGATCATTTACGGGCCAGTTGGCGTGAGTTGAATCGCCAACAATAATACGCTTGAGTGGGCTCCACTCATCAAAACTTGAAATTGTCATATAGTAGTCAATAATGTCCGGTTATTTGAAGAGTATACCTATCTTCTAGGCCTATATTTGCTGCCATGTGCGGAGTGCTGTACGTCCACTCTACCACATCGCCTGCACGCCAGTTGGTGTAGGCATGATTGTCAACTTCAAGATAGTGGCCGGACTTCCAATCTTCCAGGAGCAACAACGCACGTTTGATAGTGTGTTCACAGCCTTGCAGATCAAACAGTTCAATGTAGCGTTTGTAAAGATCAGTATGCACAGGCATTACTGTGCCCGTAGACATGCGATAAAACGCAATGCCAATGTCCTTCCAGCCCATTTCTGTGTAGATGTCAACGAATCGGTGCACCCAGGCAGGCAGCTTGTGTCGCATGTCGCACAATTCTCCGCAGACCTTGGACTGGTAACCTTGCAATTGCCATAACGCCAAACTTTCAGGATCATTGAATGGTTCTGAAACATATTCCAAAGTTTTGAACTCATCGTCCCAAAACTTTGGAATGTTGTATTTAAATGCTGCGGGTGTTGCCATAGTGTATTACATTAATGTCAGTAGAAGACACAAGTTTGCGCCACGGGTCAACAATCACACTGCCTGGTTTGATTTCGCAATAGGCCTGTGTGTCTGCTTGGTGTCCTGTGTAGTCGTAAGTGATTTTTCGATTGTGTGCCCACAAGTATATAGCAGGAGTGTCAACTGAATTGACCACGTCGTTTTGATCGTCTGCCAGTGGATCTACATAATTAACCGTGTGGCCATGTTTGACTATATAATGCCCCACTAGGGTCGAGTAGCTGCCAATACAATATTCAACGTCGGGCTTGTAGGCTTTGCCGTGAATCACAATAGGCAAGTTGTTGTTGTCATTGCTGACTTTGACTAAAAATTTAGCAAGATTTTCTGCCTGAATTTCTCTGGCATGCATGATAGTATCAAACATATCATATCCAAGATCATATTCTGCTGCTAGCCATCGCAGCGCAATATTGTCACGTGGATGACAAGCACCTGCATCCCCCATGCCTGCTGTCATGTACTTGGGTCCTTGTAGTCGCATTGTGCTTCGGGCCAGGGCGTTTGTAACAACATCAACGTTGATGTTTCCAATCTTCATTGCAAAATCTTGGATCATGTTGACAATACCAACTTTGGCAGAGATATAGGTATTGTAGAAAATCTTGATAGCTTCGCATTCGTCCCATGTGCCAATTTCGTAGCGCGGATCATTGACCATCATGGTTTTGTACAATTCGATTAGTTCACCGGCTACTCCGGTCATTGCGCCGTCTTCGGTGCCAATCATTACCATTTCGGGGTTGACCATGTCCCACTTTACCGATCCCATTGCAATCAGGTAAGGATTATACAAAAACTGGTGTTGCTTGTCCAGCAACGGGACAAAATTCTGTCGAGTGGTTCCTGGTAGCACTGTGCTGATTAGCACAACTTTTTTGGGACTGGTTGCATATTGGTTGATATTTTTGATAGCATCAATCACAGCATCGTGACCAAAGTCTTTTGGCTGCATGTGACTTGATGGGACAGATCCATCGTACCCTTCGGCATGTGGGGTAGGTACAGCAATAAATATCCACTCGCTTTGGTTGACTACTTCGTCAATTTTGCAAACTTTCACTGTGTTGCTAGCACGTGGGTAAATATCATATCCTCGGACAATGTGCTTTTCAGCCATAACTTCAGCACACTCAAGACCTAGTTTTCCAATACCAATAAACCCAATTTTTTTCATATGTCAATTCCTTTAGATAGATTATACAATTTTTTGCATGGCGCTTGCGACCACGATGTTATTATGTATCACTGGGCTGTTCACGGATCGAAAAAAGCCCAAAATTTAATTAGCTATCCTGCAACCGCACAGGCTTGGCAAGCAACAACTACTATGCCCCAAGTTATATGTCATGATCAAGAACCGCTGGATTTTGATCTGTATGCTGACAGTTGGAAAAACGAGTATGATATGTTACATTTGTCACAGCCGGGGCCAAGGGGCAATCTTTTTAAGAAACCAGAAATTATTACATTTCTGCAGAAATATCATCTGCGTGGTTTAATAGATCTCAATGGCGGAGTCACTATATACGATTCATGTATTTTACTGCACAGTGAAAAAAATAGCAATCAAGTTGAAGAATATTCCAAAGCCGGCTTTGTTCCTGTTTACTGGTGGAGCCATGCCATGATTGCAAAAGATTGGTTTAGGTATGCACACGTGGACCCATTAATCGGCAAAGCAGCAGCAACTGACTTTGATTTTTTGATCTACAACAGGGCTTGGCAAGGCAGTAGAGAATACAGGTTAAAATTTACAGAATTACTTGTGAATTATAATTTAGTACAAGATTGCAAAATATCATTTAATGCACACGATGATGGAAAACACTACACAGAGCATACCATGGCCAACAATGACTTTGCATTAACAAGCAGTCACTTAGAAGACCATTTTCAATCCAATTGCTCAGCCAGTTGGGCCAGTGCCGAATACCAGGTCACTGACTATCAATCTACTTTGTGCGAAGTGGTGCTAGAAACAATGTTTGATCACCAACGAATACACTTGACGGAAAAAACTCTTAGGCCTATTGCATGTCAGCAACCATTCATAGTATTAGCAGGGCCGGGCACTTTGGAATATCTTAGAAGCTATGGGTTTAGAACATTTGATGGAATAATTGACGAAACATATGACACCATACAAAACAGTTATGACCGCTTGCTGGCTGTTGTTGCAGAAATGAAACGCATCTCTTTGCTGTCGCCTGCCGATAAGGAAAAGTTTGCACAAGAAGCCAAGGAGATTTGCGAATTTAATCACAATTGGTTTTTTAGTAATGATTTTACCAACCTGGTCGTAGACGAGTACAAACAAAACTTTTTACAAGGTATGCAGACCTTGTCCTGTTACAAGACAGGCAAAATGTGGCAAGAATTCAGACACATTGCAGAAAAATATTACCCCGAAATAGCAAAGACAGCACTACGACAAGACGCAGCAGAAATTGCCTGGGTAGTTGGTCAATTCAATTATCGGGACCCGTCCCAGTCGGCACCAGGTGGCATTTCTTTGTAGGCTAGCACTCGCTGTAGCAAATCGGCATAGAAGGTGTCGAGCTCGCCATTCCATTTTCCCATTAAAAATTCAATTGCTTGTTCGCAATAGTTCCAATGCTGTTGACGATAAAAGCCCATTAGCTCACGATGAATCTTTTCGTTGCTAGCAGATACAGAAAATTCGCCCAATGGTATTTTTTCAATCACGGCCCAAGCAGTGACCGAATCGTTGCTGTCTTTGATTTTGAACTGATCTAATTCTAACACTGTGTGATTGTCAGGTAGGCCTGACACCGAGTCACCAAAAATTATGTTCATGTGTAATCCTTTTAAATATGTATCATGACATTTGCATTTGATTTAATTTCTGATTTGCACGTTGAAACGTGGGAAGACCAATTTGATTGGTCTGGTCAAGCCACCAGCTTGTTTTGTGTGGTTGCCGGCGATATTGCCAAGGACAAATACAAAGTAGTTCAGGTATTAAAAAATCTTGGAAAGTGCTACCAAGCTGTGCTTTATATAGATGGTAACGACGAGCATTCTGATTATCTAGATGACCTTGACTACAGCTATGCAGACTTGATTGATCAAATACACGGAATACCCAATGTAGTTTACTTGCAAGATAACGTGGCAGTGATCAACGGAGTGGCTATACTAGGAACCAATGGCTGGTGGGACTTTGAATTTGATCATAGTATAGATTCTGCAGATTCAAAAGCATGGTACCGAGAAAAGTTTGGCCTTGATTCGGCTGCTACCAGCAAGATTGAACGTATGAGCAAAACAGATGGCGTGTATCTGAACAGCAGCATAAAACGTCTTCAGACTCACAAAGACGTAAAGAAAATTGTCATAGTTTCGCACACTGTTCCCGATCCTGCACTACTGTCGCACGACATCAGACTTGAAGGAAATCCTGCGTTGAACACCATGGGCAACCGGCGCATGCTGCAAGCGCTAACGCACGACACTGAGCACAAGATACATACCTGGTGTTTTGGGCACTACCATAACAGTATAGATCAGGTCCGTCGTGGTGTACGTTTTGTCAACAATTGCAGGGGCAGAGCAGATACTGACTTTTGCCAGCATGTGTACCACCCCAAACGTATAGTGATTGATTTTTAAGCCATTGACTCAGGTTCAAGTTTGATCATCAACGGATAGCTCTGAGCGCGAGCCATTACTGTGACTTCTACACCTTTTTGTTCAGCAATTTCAAACGGCAGCACCGCTACCACTGCTGAACCTTCCTCATGAATATCTACTGTGATTTGTGCAGCAGTTTCGGCAGTATAATCAAAGAATTCAATCAAACTTTCTACCACAAATTCCATGGTAGTTTGGTTGTCATTGATATAGACCACACGATACATTGGGGGTTCTTTGACTGCTTCTGATGGCTTAATACGTGTGCGGGTATCTGATTGAGGCATTTTGTTTCCTTGATAGTAGTGGCAGCGGGATTGCTGCCACTGTATTTACATTATATCAGTTCTGATACGTGATTGCAATACTCTTGGGTTTGGCATCTTCTGGTACGTTGCGTTCCAGATACACCGCCAAAATACCATTTCGAATCGCAGCACTCTTGACTTCAACATGCTCGGCCAATGTAAATGTGTGTTTGAAATCTCTGCTGCTGATTCCACGGTGCAAATATTCATACACTTCATCTTCATTGTCTTCGGTCATTGTGCGAGCGCCTGTGATAGCAAGCATTCGCTTTTCTAGTGCAATGTCAATTTCACCTTCTGCAAAACCGGCCACAGCAACTTCGATGGTAACAGTGTCGTCACCAGTTTTGATCACATTGTGTGGTGGATAGTTTGAGTTAGGTTGGTTGTTGGTAACTCGCATGATTTCATCAAGCATGCTGTCAAATCCAATACCAAACTTGTGCAGTTGGGGAATGTCGAAAGAACGAAGGGTGAGAGTTTTGTTTTGTGTCATGTTTTTCTCCTATTAAGCAAGTATGACTTTTGTGTGTAGACCCCACCATGGGCATCTACAACAATATTTATTATAGCACAGAAATTGATTATATTTTGTTATTTAGGTCAGACACAATGTGCCATTTTCCCAAAGCTACAAACTCGCGTTCAGTATTCCAGGTGACGGCGAACAAGCTGTAGCTTTCGTCCAAATCAAAGGTCACACGTTTTTTGTACTTTTCTCTTTTGGTTTTGCAAGGAATTTGATATCGAGCACTCCAAGCCTCTAGGGCTTGGTCAATTATGTTGTTGGCTCGATATGATACCAAGCCTGGCAGTGTATCGTCAGGCGTAGCAAGCTCGAACTCAATGTACATTACTCGTTGACTTGTTTCAATTCAGCTGGCATTTGCACCATGCCTTGGTCAATTTCTACCCGAGTAATGCCGTTACGTGCATATTCGGCCACACGATACATGTGAGGTAGCAACACACGTTCAAGTTCGCTGTGCAATCCTCGAGCGCCAGTTTTGTTTTTCATGGTGTTGTCAGCAATAGCTTCCAATGCAGATCGAGTAAACTCTAGTTCAATATTGTCCTGGCGAAACAACCACTGATATTGATTGATGTAACTATGTTTGATATCAATCAGAATTTCAATCAAGTCTTCTCGTGTGAGTTCTTCCAACGCAACCCAGCTGGGGAATCGACCCACAAACTCGGGGATCATGCCAAATTTGATAATGTCTTCAGGATTGACTAGATTCAAACTGGGTTTGTCATCTACACTACGAACTTCGCCGCTGAATCCAATACGGGTACCTTTGATACGGCTTTTGACCAAGCTGTCAAGACCCACAAATGCACCACCTGCAATAAACAAGATGTTTGTGGTATCAATTTCTACTGTGTCGCCGCCCGGGTGCTTGCGCCCACCTTGCGGCACAATACGGCACTTGGTGCCTTCGACCAGTTTGAGCAATGCCTGCTGCACTCCCTCGCCTGACACATCGCGGGTGATACTGGCACTTTCGCTACGACGACTGATTTTGTCTACTTCGTCCAGGAAAATAATACCGCGCTGCGTTTTGGCAACGTCGTAGTCGGCAGCAGCATACAATCGCGTTACTAGACTTTCTACGTCGTCTCCAACATAGCCTGCTTCGGTCAAACTGGTTGCGTCTGCAATCACAAACGGCACATCTAAATAACGTGCCACTGATCGTGCCAACAAAGTTTTGCCCGAGCCAGTAGGACCAAGCATAAGAATGTTGACTTTTTCAATTTCGGTAGCAGGGTCTGTATTGCTGATTCGTTTGTAATGATTAGCAATAGCCACTGCCAACACTTTTTTAGCAGAATCTTGCCCAATCACGTATTGATCCAAATGTGCCTTGATCATCACAGGATCAAGGGTGGCTGAGGTGCTAGCTGGCCTTGCAGGCAAATCATCTTTGAGCAAGTTTTCGCACAAGTCCACACACTCGTTGCAAATTGCAACTTCTGCTCCCACAATCAGCTTGGTTACTGCATCTTTGTGTTTGCTGCAAAAACTACAGGTATCGATATTGTCGTTATTTTTCATTGTTTGTTTGTAATCGTGTTGCTACTTGTTCACGTTCGCTATTGCTCAACAGCTCAGTGTCATATTCACCTGCGCTGATCTTCTCAATGAGATAATCAACATAGGCTTCATCGTAAGTATAGCTGTCGTTGATATTTTTGTCAACTGTAATCCAGCTGGTACCATTAAACTTATATACCTGATTAGGCAAACAATCTGTCCGAACAAAGGTATCCCCTTTGCTACTTTGAGTAGGAAATGTGCTGCCGAACCCAAAACTTGATAAAACAGGCGTGTGCTCTACCAATTCTAACCATGGCAATTGATCGATTTCACCTCGCAACAGCTTGGTTCGCTGCTCTTTGATTGTGGAATCAGGGTTGGCTTCTTTCCATAGTTTGACCGCTGCTTTGACATCAGGATGTTCGTCTACCAAGTCATCATCTTCTGATGTTATTGTAGTGCTTTTTCCCACAGAGTCGGGCTTGTAGACCATTGGTGTTAGATCTTTAAAGTGTGCAAATCCTTCCAGCACGTATGGATATTGTTCCAGGATACTTTTTTCTGTTTCGGCTACGTCAATTTTGCAGTGATTTTCTGCCGGATCAATTGGCTCAGGCACTACCGCTGCAGAGGCCAACATGTGATTGACTGCGGTTAAATCAGGTTCTGTCACAGCCGGGGGCGCTGGCAGTCGCAACAGATCAAATACTCGTTGTTTTTCCCACTTTAGACTTTCTGTTGCGGCCAACAGCAGCATGATAGCCAATGGATCAAACACAATTACCAGCAGGACAATAACCCAACGGACCGCAGCTTCAAGGGCGTTGGTATCAGTGTCGCCGCCGTATACCAAAGCAGCAATGTATTTTAGCGGGCCAACTTCCGCTTCAACCTTTCGAACCTCAGCGGCAATGGGAGCCCGTTCTTCGCTATAGGTAGCAATAATTTTCTGTTCGGCTTGGATGTCAGACTGAAGGCGGGCACGTTCTTTTTGTTGTGAGCGTCTAATCCCCACAGCTTTTTCGGCACCCGTTTCTGAACTGCTCCTTGCCATGACTTGGTCCACAGCCTCATCCATCTGTTTAAGCGCCTTACGGTTCGCATCTATATTGTCCTTTGCTGTTTTGATTTTTTCATCATATGTAGAGATTTTGGCAACCACATCGCCGGAAATCAAACTCTGGTCACTGTGTGCTTTGCTCAAGAAACCAAATATGCCCATGCTGGTGATCAGCATCAGCACTGCTACTGCAGACACCAAGTACATTTTCATGAGCAAACGGCACTGCCGCCAATACTCATGCAGCCACAACGTGACTACAACTTTGCCCAATTCTAGGATAGAACCCATTACTATGATAGGAATCACAGCGGCTGCAAAGATTGCAGTAAGGCCCGCAATTGAGTAATAAGCAGCAATAACTGACAAGCTCAGTGCAACTGCCAAGGTGATATAACTAAGAAACATAGATTATTTAGTGGCCAAGACTCTTGCTATCACGCTATGTTTAACAGATATCCACGTAGCAAATGCAGGATCAGGTACGTCAAACCAAATTGCAATAGGTTTATTGGTCCACCTGTTTTGATCCAGGCGCCTTTTTGCCCTGGGCTGGCCGCGCCAATTGTGCGCGCCGTAAAGTGTGTTGGCTTCTCGGATGACTTTGTACCAGTCATCCGAGCCGACCAACTCAACAATCACACGATGTAGGTGCATGTTGGGAGCCGTTTCTTTAAGTGAGATAAGGGAATTTGACATAATATTTAGAGATCAAAATGTTAACGTGCCAAGGCACTTGTCACTGTTTTTA